CGTTATAAAGCCATGAAGTGAATGATGAGAATGTGGATCCTGGTTTATACAAAACCGCCTTACCAAGATTAACACCAGAACCAGGTGCATTGTTCAAAAGAAAGTTAACGCTAAGATCGTTAGATGAGATTGAGGCAATATTTCTTATTTCATAACCAGATCCGTTCTTAACCAGAAGAGCCTCTCCAACTTCAAAAGTAGCTCCCTCACCAGTATCTACTTTAACAACGGCTGTAGTTGAAGATGAAACAGTGTCGTATTCTGTTGATGCCGTTGAAGATCCACCCAGTAGTGATTTGTAAAACAAGTCAGTTTCAGGGGCCACTCCGGCAGTGCCGCTAGACTTAAGATAAGCCTCGTGAGTTCCATTTACTGACTCTTTACCCTTGTTTGGCTTAGATGCACCGATGTCACCCTTAAGCTCGTCATTATCAAGCGTTTCAACTTGATACTCCATTGACCTGCCTGGGCGCAGAGGAATAAACTGTGCTCCGCTTGAAGGCGCGACAGGAGTACCCTCTGTCACCTCGGGAACAATTGCAAAAACAGAATTTCTAGCTAATCCAACACTCATAGTCTCTCCTTAAACTTGCTCTTTAATTGTAAAATCAAAACTTGCTTCCATGCTAAGGAACGTTAATCTTTCGCCACTTACTTGCCTAACACCACTTGAACTAGTCGGATCAATTTTGACTATACTAGCAGCTTGAAGCAAATTATCTGGTTCATAGAATCGTGCCTGTACACTGTAAATAGTTTCTAAAAGTTCTTTCGCCTTGTCATCTATTTGAACGTCATTTGAGCCAGTATTAAAAACCTCTAGAGTAATAACCACCGTTATTGATCTAGTAAAGGCCAGGTCACACCACTCTAAGTCCGTTCTGTTAGCATCACCTACCGTAACACCCCATCCCTTCCTAAGGAAATTGTCGTCGTTCTTTTCTAACTCGTATGCATAGGGTATCTTTGTCCAACCACTTGCCCCTGGCAGTAGTGTATCGAGTGCAGCGATAATCGCGTCATAGGCCGTAGTCTGATTACTCATCGGCTAAGCCACCCGGTTGATTGCGCCACTTCTGCATTATCCTGAATTGCATTCATATTTTGATCGAAACTAACAAATCTTTTTTCTAATCGTCTCAAATACTCTTCGCGGCATTCCTGTGCCCTATCGACGTAATCAGTGCCAAATGATCTGTAAACAATCTCGGCACACTTCTGAATGGCTGCCTCTCTAACATCTTCTAAATTAATTATTTGACCTGCACCCTTGATGTAACCTTTATCAATAAGGTCTTCCTCAATAAGTCTTGCCGCCGCTATATGCTGCTCTTCCCAGTCTGTTTTACCTGACTTAAACGAAGTGAGCACGTTACTACGTACGAGATCAGGGAACTTTGCCCCTAAATCATTATCATCAGCAAACTTATTTCCAACCCACTTTAGAGTTGTTCCCGCCGATGCGTTTCCAGAAAATGATACCTTAATCCAATAGCGATCATAGATTACAAGATTTTCTAATCCAGCAACCGACTCTCCGGCGTGGTTTGTACTTTCTTTTTCCCACGCACTTTCCTTGTTAGGTACAAATGATATATGGCCAGATTGAGTCAATCCATTGGTTCCATCAATAAGTTCCACCACAGGCTCCCATTCGTCAGACCAATAACTGACTGACAAAGTAACACCCGCAGAACTAACCGTACCAAGCTTTAGATATAGATTAGCAAATGGAACTCGCGATCCTATGTAAAGAGCATCTTGTGATCCGACAACCTCAAAGGCCTTTGCTGTAGAGTAATAGCTACTCAGAGCATTAGAGTAATCAGAAAGTGTTCCGTTATCTGATAGAATTATCTTATTCATTTAACTTCCCTGCACTTTACATCTTTATAGATATCCTCTGTCTTCATAGACCACAGCAAATGTCCAGCAACAATGCCGCATAAGAATACGATCAGAGGGTATGCTTTTGATCCGCGAATAACGTAGGCAGAAATGGATTCGTGCTTACCCTTTGTAAGAATAACCCATGTATCGAATATGGCCACCAGTAGAACAATTGATAAAATAAATATAATCGTCATAAAGCACCTATATTGTTAGCTCGTTAATCATAAATTGCCTTATGGTCACACCATATGGAGTCATAGAGTCAATCCATGAATAAGAGCTACTCTGTATATATCTTGAATGAGACTGGTCACTAAAACAACTAATAATATCTTTGTTGGAGTCCTCTATATAAACAGTGAACTCTTTGGAGTAGTCAGCTAAAAATCTTCTTCCCTCAAGTATTACTGCAGAAGTGGGGGATGGTGAGCCTGTCATTGCTATAGATATCAAACCAATGCAGGGAATTTGAAGATTAGCAACAAGATTTCCTCTTCTAACCTTTCCTTCTTTAATCTGCTCCAACTGGTTATAGTATGAACGCCAAGTTTTCTTTTTAGGGTGAGCGGTACCGTCTTCACAGTACCAGGTAACTTCAACATCTTTATATAATGGAAAACCAAGGGCATCCCTTGTGAATGAAGTAACCTCTTTAACTATTAAGTTTGAAAAAACAGTATTAGAAAAGCTCTCGTAAAACTCTTCTGATCTTATTTCACCCTTAACCAACACAGATTTTCTATGAAGCTTTGTTTTTAATCCAGAAACATAATCAACATCTAGTGGAACTTCATAAGGATCATGACTATTAAGCATCAAAGAGCTTATTTTAAGCTTCTTTTTTACCGGGTGCTCTAGTGCATCAATAGCATCTTTCTCGGACTGTGTTGCATCATCTGCAAGCAATACGAATTGGCCAGATGAGTTGTCTTCAACACCAAAGAATCTATCACCCATTATTGATTTAACAAGCTCAGAAAATGCATCAATGTATTCTATATGAAGTGAAATTGGATGATATATCATATAGGCATCATCCTTCTTATTTCCAAATAAGCTTCCGAAATAAACGCAGTTGATGCTGTACTTAGAGCAGTGTTTCCTACTTTAAACTCAAGGGTAAGTGCCTTGACTCCTGAGATAGCTAGTAATCTCCCCGCAATATGCCCTTTAGGTTTATCCGCCACGTTAGCGTAAAAAGGCTCATCAAAGGAAAGAATGTTCGATGCTCCTTCTCTGATTCTGATTGTGGCTGCTCTATTTGCCCCACATCTTGATTTATAATATGCCAAGACTTCATAGTCTCCCAGCGGAAGAGAAGGCGTATTAAATGTGATCTTTGTAGAATAGACAGTTGTGCTTGTCGTGCTTGTTTCCGTATTATCAGAGCCGCTTGTTCTATATGTCTTTATTGAACTGTCTACGTAGTTCTTTGTGGCGGAATCTTGTGCACTAGAGGGATCAACCATGTTAACCCCTCTAGCTACGTTATCAAAATTAATATCTACGTTCTGTAGTTTTGCCATTTAATTAGCTTGCTCCAACCATGTCCACGATAACACCAGTGAGAGACTTCTTAGATGTTAAAATTCTTTGGTTTGCAGAACCGCCTTTTTCAATATCAATAATCAGTTCAACCCCTGCAGAATTGTAAACCTGAACAGAGAACACGTCTGAAATTGTAGAGGCCGACACAGTAAGGGGAGTGTTTGCAACTAGTGCAACCGTCTGCCTTTCTGTCTTAGCATTGCCGATTAATGTGTCGTTAAGGTTTCTTTGAATACCAATCCAATGAGCAGGGGTTGCTGGGTTAGTACCAACAAACTTAAGGACATCACCAATTGACAACTCGTCTGCACCGCCAATTCCTGCGATAGTGCCGGCAACAGAGATGTCCCAGTAGTCACCTCTTCTAATTACAGTGTCACCATCAATCAAATCACCTACAACCGGAAGTAATCCTGGAGACGCGTCAAACGCTCCCTGAGTTTGTCCAATTTGCTGAACCTGTGACTGAACGTAGGCTTCGTTTGCTACAATATGAGTAGTAGTCCCATCATAGTGTTTTAGCTTGCCGTCAGTTGTATTGAACCAGTACTGTCCAGCAAATGGAGAGCCTGGATCAGATGATAGCTTCTCATAACTAACACTTCTAATTTCGTTGCCGTCTAAATTTAAGTCTGTGTGCACTGGCTTTGCCATATCATTCCCCTTCTATGTGAACAGTAAAAGTTGCTAATTTTTTAGATCGTATCTCTGCGCCACCTGAAACAATTCTTGAATCAATTAAAACCTTCTCTTGGTTGGATTGATCGTAAACCTCTATATCCAAAACATTGGTTATCGTGGTTACAGGAACACTAGTCCATGTATTAGATGCAGTAATTGTAACAGGAACAATTTCAAAATATAAAGAGGCTCCATCACCTGACAAATCAAGCTTGCCTGTGATTGGGTTGAACTTAAACATTAAACCCTCGCAACGCTAACTAGCGTTTTTTTCGACGAGTTAGAGTAAGTCACAAGAATACTCGCCACAGTTGTACTGCTTAACTTGTACGTGTAAAGCTCGGTTGAGCTACTTGGATATGTCGCCTGTATCTCGTCATAGGATATTCCCTCAAGTAGGCCAGTATCACCCTCCATGGTGACAGCAACCTTGGAATACTTTTCCCCAGCATCTCTAAACTTATTAAGTTCTCTATCTTGAACAGAAGGAGAAAGGCTCATTTCTTGACCTCTTCCTTAATTGCTTCAATTACGTTCTGTTCTTTAAGAAACCATGCGTACCAGTTCTTGCCGTCGAAGATGATTTCATAATGAAAGAAGGTGTTGTGTTTTAAGTTGTTCATTAGCATGGCCCTTTCTAGGCCTCTTGCTGTCTCTGCTTTAATGTGTCTCTTGATTGCCTGAATAAACATTTTAGGCCTTAGAAAATGAGGGGCCGAAGCCCCTCATCCAAATCTTAGTTTGTAGAATCAGTGAATACGCAGCGTTTGCCAGAGTCAAGAACCTTAGCACCGCCGATGTAATCCATGCTGTAGCGAGTGCCGATATTTGCGATATCTTTCAAGAAGTCGATTTCGACAGCTTGTTGGAAAGCCCAACCAACAGCACTTGGGTGCCAAGTGTACATTTGGTCAGTGATAGAAGTATGAACAATCACTTTCATACCGTAGATCATTCCAATCTCACCGTTTTGGATTGGTGTGTTTGAACCGTAACGCTCTGCCTGAATGAAGTCAGCAAGAGCTAGCAACTCAGCTTCTTTCTCAGGGCCAACACCAATGTAGCATTCGCGTGGGTTTACGTTCTGAGTAAGTAGAAGCTTGCGAGCTGCAAGGATATCTGCCTTAGATACAACATCATTAACGGTATCAATGAAAACCAATTGATGATCTGGAGATGAAGATGATGCGAGTGCTAACTGAGCAAGAATCTTAACGTCAACATCTAAAGCAATCGCTGTAGAAGCTCGCATTACAGATTCAGAAACAACGTCAACCATTGACTGCTTAGCAGCGATCTTCTCGATCAAGAATTGAACTTGACGGTGAGAGAAGGTCAAAGAGTCGGC